AGTAGAAGAGTATTTGTTACAGGTGGTGGTTATGCTCCAGGAGTAGATGGAGTTACTCCGGAGGGATTTAAGAACGCTACAGAACCAGTATCTGTAAACATAATATCAGGACAAGGATTACCGGGATCATTTAAAGGAAAATTAAGAAGAGAAGGTCCAGTAGAAACACAATATGAAGAAAGTTAATTATGATTAATAAATTAAAATCATTTGTTGATATAGATCCCGCTTTACCCGGTCCTCCAACTGAAGGATCTAATGGATTGAAATTTGTTACATCGTTAAAATCCGATGTTTCCAGTAAAGTAGGTGGATCAATAGATAAATTTGCATCAAAAACACAACTTTCAATTGGTGGCTCTGCAGGTAATTTTGTTGGTGGTGCTATTGGCGGAGTAAGTAATTTTTCAAAAGATGTTTTAAGTGGTGTTGATACGGGCATTTTAGGAAATGCCGCATCTAAAGTTTATGATATTGCGGGTAATGTAGTATCAAAAGTTGATAGTGTCACGGGTGGAATTACGTCAAAAGTTAATAGTGTCACAGGTGGAATTACGTCAAAAGTTAATAGTGTCACAGGTGGAATTACGTCAAAAGTCGGCATGATTTCAGATACAATTACAGATAAGACGGGTGGATTAGTAAATGTATCGGATTATAGTCCCTATCACTTTAATGCAAATAATTTAAAAGATAAAATTATAGATCGTATTTCAGGAAAATTAACAGACAAAGTTTCATCAATTGCTGGAAAAGTTACTGATAAAGCCACATCAGTTGTAGGATCAATTGCTGGAAAAGTTACTGATAAAGCCACATCAGTTGTAGGATCAAAACCATTAGATGTAATTGGAAAAGTAGGAGATAAATTAAGTGTAGTAAATGAAAAAGTAGGAAATGTGATAAACACCGGATTAGATAGTAGTGTTGGTGAAAAAGTAGGTGGTTATATAGGATCAAAAGTAGGAGAAACAGTGGGTTCTAAATTAGGATCTACTGTTAGTGGATATTTACCTACAAATAAAATAGCAAATACTATAGGATCAAAATTAGGAAGTGTTGGTTCAAGTGTTGGTAAATATGCGGGAAAAAAATTAGGAACTCAAACTCAATCTAAACTTAAACAAACAATAGGGAAACGTGTAAAAGTTATAAAAATACCAAAGTTGCCTGATCCGTCTTCAATAAATAACAAAATAAATAATATAATCCCGAAAGTTTAATGATAATTATATAGCATATGAAAAGTAATGAATTAAAAGAAATAATTAGAAGTATAATTAGAGAAGAATTGGACAAAACATTACCTTCTTTAATTCCAAAAATATTGTCTGAAGTATTGTCTGGAAAACAATCAAGTACGATTCAATCTAATGAATCTATTGTTGCAACCAAAACTGTAGTAAAAGAATCGGTTCAAAAACCAAAAGAAATTAAAAAGTATTCAAGTAATCCTATTTTGAATGAAATTTTGAATCAAACTGTTGTAAAAATACCAAGTGAAAGTTCAATGGTTGGTCTAGATTCTGTATTTAAATCACAAGCATTTGCTGGTATGCAGATGAATGAATCTATAGAAACATCACAACCAGTTGCTCCTGTAACAGAAGAACAAGGTAAAGTGATGAATGTTCTTAACAGAGATTTTAGAAGTTTAATGAAAGCCGTTGATAAAAAGAAACAAACTGGATCTATAGGTTCCGGTATGGTATCAATGGAATAATATGAATCCTATAGGACTAACATTACCACTTCAAATTGGCAGAAATGGATACTTTGAACAAAGTTATGATACTTTAACCCAAGTAAAAGCCAATATTACTAATTTGTTGAGAACCAAAAAAGGTGAAAGACGAATGAATCCTAATTTTGGTTCTGGTTTACAAGAATATCTATTTGAACAAAATTTACAAGATTCTCCTGATATAGTTAAACAAATCATCACAGATGAAATTAACAATTATGTACCAGGTGTTACTGTAAATAAAATAGATATTGGTATATCAAATCAAGAAAAAAATGAACTTACAGATAGTTATATATTATATATAAAAATACAATTTACGGTTAATAATCAAACGGATACACTTAATTTGACAGTTAATCAAAATAATATTTAATTATGGCAGACATTATACAAAAGTCTTTTAATAGTTCTCGTAGAGAAATTAAGTATCTTAATAGAGACTTTTCTTCTTTTAAAACGTCTTTAATTGAATATTCAAAAACATATTTTCCACGAACATATAAAGATTTTAGTGATGCATCTCCAGGTATGATGTTTATTGAAATGGCATCTTATATTGGAGATGTTCTTTCATATTATACAGATTATCAATTTAAAGAAAGTTTAATGCCATATGCAGAAGAAAGAAAAAATGTTCTTGCATTAGCAAATTATCTTGGTTACAAAACAAAACCTACTAAATCTTCTACTACAAATATTGATTTATATCAATTAATTCCTTCTATTAAGGATTCTAATAACAACTATATTCCAGATAACAACTATGCTCTTAAGATAAGAGAGTATATGGAAGTATCTAATGAAAGCGGTGTAAGTTTTATAACGACTGATCCTGTTGATTTTTCGCTTGATAGTAAGTTTTCTCCTAGAGAAGTGACTGTTTATTCAAGAGATAATTATGGAATACCACAATTTTTCTTATTAAAGAAATCAACAAAAGTTATTGCTGGTAAGATTACTACATCATCATTTACAGTAGGTGCATCTGTACCATTTTATAAAATATCATTGTCTGAAAATAATGTAATTGATATTATTGATGTAAAAGATAGTGATAACAATAAATGGTATGAAGTTGATTATTTGGCACAAGATTTAATATTTACAGAAACAGAAAATACTAGTTTTACTAATAATAGTTATGTTCAATATTCATCTGAAGTTCCTAAGTTAATTAAAAGTTTTAAAACATCAAGAAAGTTTGTTGTAAATGTTACTGCAAATAATACAACATATCTTGAATTTGGTGCGGGTACAGATGCAACATCAGATGAAGTAATATATCCAAATTCTGAATTAGTTGGTATCGGATTGAAAAATATTAGTAACTTAAATTTAAATTATGATACTAGTAAATTATTAAATTCTGAAACATTTGGTCAATCACCATCTAACACAGTATTAACAGTACAATATTTAGTTGGTGGTGGTTTAACATCAAATTCACCATCTGATACCATTAAGAATATATCATCTGTTACATATTTAAATGATGTATCAGGATTAAATCCTTCTCAAAATTCATTATTAACTACTGTTAAAAATTCATTTAGAATATCTAATCCAAATCCCGCAGTTGGTGGACAAAATCAAGAAAGTGTAGAAGAAATTAGACAAAATGCTTTGGCTAATTTTGGTTCACAAAACAGAACAGTAACCGTAGATGATTATATTTCAAGAATATATTCTATACCCCCAAGATTTGGTTCTATTGCAAAAGTAATGGTGATACCAAATTCCGATTTATCAATTTCTACAAATCAAACATTATTAAATGGATTTGTAAACAATGAAAATCAAACAACATTGATTAATAATAGTTTAGAAAATAACTTTAGAAAAGTAAATTTTGATGTTTCTAATCCATTTAGTTTAAATTTATATGTTTTGAGTTATAATTCAAATAAAAACTTGACACAAACCAATGACGCATTGGTATATAATATCAGACATTATTTACAAAAATATAAGATTATATCTGATAGTATCAATATTATTGACGGTTATATTATCAATATAGGAGTAGATTTTAAAATATTAGTATATAATAATTTTAATAGAAAGGAAGTTTTAGATCAATGTCTACAAAAAGCAAAAGATTTCTTCAATGTTGATAAATGGTATTTTAATCAACCAATTAATATTAATCAATTGGAATTAGAATTGGCAAAAGTTGAAGGAGTGCAGTCTATATCTGAAGTAGTATTTAAAAATCTTAATCAAAATGACGGAAATTATTCACCCCATGAATATAATTTATCCGAAGCAACACATAATAAGATTATATATCCATCTTTAGATCCATCAGTATTTGAAGTTAAATTTCCAGATAATGATATTAGAGGTGCTGTAATTTAATAAATTTATCATTAAAAGTCTTATAAATTTCATACTTATATTTATATAATAGAGTATGCACACATTTATATTTCCAAAACAAGACACATTCATAACTAACGAGACGGGTTATGCCGATAAAAATTTTGGAATTGATGAAATTTTAGAATTAAAAGCACAAAATCAATTAATAAGTAACGTTGCATTTTATACTTCAGCCAGTCTTTCTGGCAGTTATTCGACGTTCGATGTATTAAATTATATTGGAAGTGTTTCTGGAAGTTATATATCAGGCGCAGCAGGATCATCAAATATATATGTCAGTGGATCTTCACAATTTACATCAACTAATTATAATGGATATGTATCAGGAACATATGGTGCGGGTATACCAATTACATCAAGTTTAACTAATTATAATGGTGTTGTAACAGGTAGTATAAGTGGAAGTATAGTAGGATCTTTTACAGGTTCAATTTTCTTTGCAAGTGGATCTTTAACTAATTTTAATGGGTGTATTAATGGAACTTTACAAGGAACACAGAGTGTTTACAATCCAACTACAACATTCACTAATGATCCTGAATTTAGTAGAATTTTAATTCAGTTTGATTTGACCGATATTTCAAGTTCTCTGTTAACGGGAGATATAAATAATGGATCTAAATTTTTCTTAAAATTAAAGGCTTCTTCTACAAGTGAAGTACCGTTAGATTATAAAATTTATGCATATCCAGTTAGCAAAAGTTGGGATATGGGTATAGGAAGATATGATACTGACGGAATTGGTAGTTTTGGTACTAGTTGGTATTATAATACGACTCAAAATACCTCTAGTTTGTGGTATTCACCTACATCATCTACATCAACTTATAATTTCAGTGATTATTTATTGACATCAAGTTTGGGATCATCTTCATTCCAAAACGGGGGAGCTACTTGGTTTTATAATGTACCTTCAACATATCCAAAACCAACATCAAAT